GGAGTGGACTGATTGCAGCATGCAAGCCCATTCAGTAGCATATATCGATCAAGGTAACCGTCACCGATAACCGCAGGTACACCATTCAACTTCATTTTTTTGAAGTCCTGTGCGATTTGCACAAAGTTTCCAGGCTGAGGCAAATCCTGACCGTTTTCAGTTCGTAATAGTTGCAATGATTTCTGTGAACCTGCAAGCGTTTCTGTTCCGTCCCAATGGTATATCTTTCCCTTAAGGGCGTTCATTTCCGCCAGCAGCACTTCATTCCACCTTTCTTTTGTGGCACGCAGGTCGCTCCTCAATCGATTCTGAATGAACTCTGTGGACCCTTGGCAGATAATTACAAGGTCGTCGTTTGAGAAATACCTCGCAGGTGAGGAAATTTTCTTACCGATTGCCTTAGTAAACTGCTTGCGGGTCGACGTGATAGCTGTGTCGTTACAAATATTTGTGTTCAGGCTTGTTGAGGCCTGACAAGAGCGCGTAGGTTGATCGTACAATACTTTCAGGGTGGTGAGTTTCGTTCCGTCTCCTTCCTGATCGAGTTGTACCTCTAGATTTCCTTGCTCTGGGTCGGTGATGAAGTCCAATGCTCCGTTAGTACGGGCAAGGTTCATCGGGTAATTGGCACCTGCTAGGTTCTCCGCTTCTTTACGGAGATTTTCACACGCGCCGGTAATGGTATGATCGAATGCATTTGCTGGCATTTTGGTTAAAAAATTGAAGCATCATGTTTATGATACTGGTGTGTTTTGCTTCGCTGATCGTCTGCGGTCCAAATTGGATTGAGCCGCCGTGTTGTCGATCGTTGGAGCCACGGTGCGCGTAGTTGTCGTGCGCTGCGTTGTAGTCGTGGTTGGCTTTGTTGTTGCTCCGCTTCCGTCCCCGTTATTTTTCTTTAGGAACGGCTTCAAAGGCTCTGCCAGTAGACTATCTATTGTAACTGGATCGTTACCGTTGTACTTCTGTTTTGGCACGCCGTTAACAATTTCTTGAACGACGATTTGCCCTTTATCATCCAGGTCGAGGGCGTTGCCGCTCTTTACCTTGGAAGAAATCAGTTCTATAATAGCTTTCTTGTCTTCTGGCTTGCTGAACTCGTCGGCGAAAATGAATTCACCAAATTTGTTCTGCAACGACCAGTCTACTTTCATTGTACGTTCCCGGTCTGTGAATTGTTTTTGCAAGGTTTCCTTTTCGGAAGAAAAAGTTTGTTTCAGGTTCGCGATCATTTCGTCGCGCTCCTTCACAGTCTTTTCATATTCCTTGATCTTCTCATCATTGGAAGGGTTGGCGGTTTTGGCCTTTTCCAATACTTTCTGCAGGAATCCGGGGATTGACTCCACCTTTTTATAGGTGTTGATCTCCTTTTCAATTGCTTCCCGGTCTGTCGGATCGAGCAAAGGAAGGAAACCTTTGATTTTCTCATCGACGCCGTTCAACGTTTCAGCTTTGATTTTCTTGGTCAGCTCAAAATCTGACGCCGCGCGCTCTCTGGTGAGAAAGTTTTCTTCAAACATGTTTACCCACACGTCCGGTATTTCAAGTTCTTCGGGAAGTTTTTCGAATATAGCATTGGCTTCATCGTTGCTAATCTTGCCTTGCTTATTTAATCGTTGGAAAAATGCTTTTGCTTTCATGCTACCTGTTCAGTTGTTTGTGTTTTCTTCGGACCTCTTTTCTTTTGCAAGACCTGCGGAGCAGGTGGCGGAGTGGTGTTAACCTTTTCCGGCTCTGGTTTTTCCGATTGAACAGGTGGAGTGTTTTTGCTTTGCGCTAGCAATGCGCGTACTTCGTCGAGTTGCCTTTGAAGTTCTTTTTCCCGGTCTGTAGGCCCAGAATTAACCACAGGTACGGCACTTCTTTGCTGTGCTATCGCCTTGTGCTGGGCTCCTAAGTTTGGGTTTGCGGTCCCCGATACAGTGTTCAGTTTTCCGTCGGCACCGAGAAAGACCTGGTTGCCCTTTTCGTCGCTCTGATAAAGCAATTCGTACTTGTCAGATATTAACTTGTACGCTGCATAAGTGATGACATCTTCTACACCATAACTGAGTGTAGGTTTTCCGTCGTCGTCCGTTGATTTGTTGCGGACTTTAACAAAGATTTGTCCCAAGAATTATTCCCTGAATAGGGCGGTGGAAATTATTGTATTGCCTCGCGGCCGTGGTCGTTAAACCGTCAGTAAAGTAAGTCCATTTAGGGAATAATTCCAAAAATGGGATGAAATATTTTGATAATACTCCATTTTTACCTAATTTAGCCTTGCATTGCTGATCCAATACATGCAATGAAAGGAATTAAAAGCCGCCCCTTTTGGCTATGTGGGGCGGCTTTTTCATTTTACTCGCTGTTCTTCCGGCACCAGGCTTTCACTCACAGGAATCAGGCTATGAGCGCAATTGTGGCCTCCACAGTAAATAAAAATGCTTGACTCCGTGGTGTCTTTATTCTTACCAGCCCAGTCCTGATTAGCCCAAAGTTTTATTTCATCTTCATGGTAGAAGTTGCCGACTCGTTCCATACAGAAGGGCCGTGTTTTGTCCATAACTCCGCCGGCATACAGGTAATAACTTAATCCAAGATCTGCGGTGACTGCTTGCTGATAGGCGCGTGAATAATTGAACAGCGTGTCTTTCAGGAGCCCGCGCGAATAGCTTAATAATCTACCGTCGAAATATTCGTTCCCGGTGATGAAGTTCCGGAGCTGATCCAAGAACCCCGAAAAACTTCCCCCGGTATTTATGTTTAGGTTAAGAATATCTTTGAGTGGCGTTTTTACCGCGAATGAAAGCCCGTCGCGCAAAAGGAAAGACTCTATCTTCTCGATCGTTTGAGTTTGCAGGACTTTAAAATAATTTCGGGACGGATTGAATTTATCCGTCATATTTGAAAAGTACTCAGAGTTCAACACGTCAAGCTGAGGGAGTATGGCAATGGTTTCCGATACGATCGCCGTGAAGTCCTGACCTGGTAAAAGAGCGTCAATAATGCCCTCTAACTCATAAAGAATTTTCCTGTTCGCGTTGTTCTGTAGAATGTACCCATTGTCATCGAGTTCTAAGCCTTTAACGGTTCGGATCAGCTGGTTATAGATTGAAATTTGAAGCTGCTCCACCTGTAAGGCGAATTGCTCCATAGTCCCTTCAATCATGGCCTCGGTTCCAACCGCTAATTTTTGAGCTGTCATGCGAACGCCGGATTACCTTTCTTCTGCTGTTTCATGTAGGCATCCATCGCAGAGGCATCAATTTTCGGTTTGTTCTTCTGCTCCATTTCAGCGCCGTACTTTTCTAAGATTTCCTTTTGCTTCTGCTTCGGCATCTCAAAGAATCCTTTGTTTTCTTCGATCGCCCGTTCAAGGAAGCGTTTCAGATTGTTATGTACAATGGCGTCTACTTGGGTAATAAAATACCGCGATACGTTCATGCTGATGTCTGCGGCGCTCATGCCTGGGAGGGGATCCAAGTCTAAAAGCAGGTTTGTAAACCGCTTCAAATCCGGGTTTGTCGTCAGGTCGCGCGTGCCTATTTCGATCTGCTTCAATTGCAGGAAATTTGTATCCAGTCCAGACTCTTTCGCAACCTTGTAGTTGTTTACGAGCTCTGAAGTGGATGCAATGTCAAACTGCGTTGGCTTATTGATCTGTGGTAAATTGTCGTCAGAATCTTTGTTTAAAGATCTATCGGCAACGCCGTTCATGTAGCCGTTGATGAAGTAGAAGATGTTGTTTAAGTGGACATCGAACACAACAGAACCGATATTGTACAGGGTGTCGTATTGTGCAGAGCGGTCGATTACCTTAGCCTTGCCGGATTGGTTTTCGCCTACTTCATCCTCCACGTCCATGTTGATTGCCCACATGCCCATTCTACGCATACGGTCGGCGCGTTCTTCCAATAACTTGGTAGCGTCTACCGGAACAGTAACGTAAGTAACGGCCTCTTGTGGGCTGATTGGATCAGCGCCGGCCTCGGTGACTTTAGGGCGAGACACCTTGAAAACGCCATAAGGACCCATTGGTTTGAAGCCTGTACCGTCGCATTTCGGGCAGGCCATTACCTCGCCATTCTCTTGCTTGATTTGGCCCTTTACGCACTTGAATCTGTTCTTCCATACGAAATTGCAATCTTCTGAAAGCTCCACACGCATTGGGTGCATGTGGTTAATGAATGCCCCGTCAACGTCAGATTCATGAATGATCGCTTTATTCCAGAAAGGAACAGCTGAATCAAAGAATGACTTGAAGATTATCTCACCGTTATCCTGTGACTCGGATTTACCTTGAAGTTTCCACGCTGGAATTTCTCCAAAGTTATGCTGGTAGACTTTTAAGTCCTCAACCGTGAGCACGTCCGACGGCGTGACGAAACAACGGAATTCGATGTAATACTCCGCATCGTAGTAATCGAAGTAGAACCACGTCCGTTTATCGTTCTTGATTTTTTCTTCCTCGGTCCGCAGGTG